ATGATGACTACAGTAAATAATGAGAGAACAACGGCCGATCTCATCCGTGCGGCTGTGTCTGGGTGGTTAGGGACCGCTCTGGAGTTTATGGATTTGCAGGTTTATAGATTACAACAACATGAATTTAAATAACTTTATCCAGTCTTTAAAATTTCATGGGGCACCAGTGGGGCAAATGAGCTCAGTTTCGAGTTCAGTATTGCGATCTGGGCGTCGTTATTCTCACTCATCCATTTACCGTAAACCTGAAAAAGCATCTGAGCATCAGCGTGGCCCATTTGCGATGCGATAAAAGAAGGATTCGCCCCGGCAGTCAGTGACCAGCACGCATATGTGTGTCGTGTCTGATATGATTTCCGATGCCGGATGCCAGCTCTCTTGACCGCGGTATCCCAGGTCTGCCTTATTGAGTCGACAGTGAAGTGATCACCATAGCGTAATGTTCTGGCTGTAACGCTGGGCAGAAAAACAAAGGTGCATTTTTGCGTGTCAGTACGACCATACTCACGCAGTTTCACTTTTACTGAATGTTCTTTTCCAAGTCTTGTTAATTCCGCCTGGCTTCTTAACGCCTGAATCGCCGGTTCAATTAAGTGGATTACCCGGTTTGTACCCGCCTGTGTTTTCGGCACGGTAAACTCGCCTTTGGCAAAATTTCTCCTGATCATCATTGTACCGGCCTTCAGATCTATATCCTCCCATGATAGGGCGCACAACTCCCCGGGTCTGATGCCGGTGTAAACAGCAACGGACATCATGTTTTTCGTCTGAAGGTGCCGACAGGCATCAATCAGGCGAAGAAACTCTTCTCTTGATAGCGGGTCCGGTTTTACTCGTTCCTCGCGAAGAGGCGATATACCTTTAAAGGGGTTTTCTTCGATATAGCCATTTTCCAGCCCAAACTGAAAAATGGCGAACAAGTTCGTCATGTAGTTGTTGACTGTTACCGCCGATCGTCCTGGTTCTTTAACCTCATACTGTGGCCGTGGTAAATGATGCCCGGTCAGGAGCTCTTTGCGGATTTCCAGCAATTTCTCTTTGTTGACTGCTGATGCCAGTATGTTGTTTCCGGCCACAGCCAGGACGTTTTTGATGATTGTCCGATAGGTATTAATGGAGGTGCCAGCAACCTCCGTTTCTTTAAGCGCCAGGAAGCGATCGGCTAGCTCTTTCAGAGTGAGATTCTGGGTAGCCTCCCCGAACTTGGCGAGATTTGATGAGTCCGGGAACTGCTCAGCGTAATTAAAATTACCGGTTTTAATTGCATAGCAGATAGATGTTCTCAGCTCTCCAGCTGTTTTTCTGTTTTTGGGGGTGTCAGGCACCCCCAGACTTTCACGCACTCTGACCCCCTTGTAGATAAACCAGATCCGCAGCGTTCCGCCATGGTTCTCCACTCCAGTTGGGTATTTCATAACGATTCCTCGTTGGTTAATGGTCAGAGTATTTAATCAGTTTTCTTTCGGTTTCGCAGGAGTCTTCCGGCTTGGTTTTGCCGGTCGCTGGCTGGCGATCCAGCGATCAATGGCCTTTATGTTGTAGAAGCAGGGACTGTTATCAAATGGCTCCCCGTCAGCGGAAACATGCTTGTATTCGCGCCCCTCCAGAAAGCTCTTCTTCCTGGCATTTTTTAAAGTGCCTTCTTTCAGTCCTTTAAGTGCCATTATCTGTTCTTCGGAAACCCACTCGCCAGGGTCTGCGATGATGTAAGTTTTATTCATTGCTTGGTTCATAATCACACTCCCGGTCAGGCCGCCCGCTGGGCGCGCAGCTTCTTAATGTGCTCGCTCTGCTCCAGTTCGGCGCGTATCTGGTGCGCTTCTTCAGGGGGGAGCGGTTCAAAGTCATTCTGAAATCTGTCCATGCTTGCCGTGTTGATCCGACCCTGGCGCCAGTAGCGAACCGTCTTGTCATCACTGCTATGAATCAGCACCGGCCATCCGTGGCTGTCGGCGTAAACCTGGCCGCGCTGTATCAGTTTGAACATCACGCCCTCCGATGCTTTCCGCGTTCTTCAAACTCTTCCTGACAGTCAGCACAGCGCTGACAGCCCGCCACCAGTGCCCGGCGCCGCTCGGGTATCTCTTCCCCGCAGTCTCGGCAGTGAGTAGCCGAAACTGCCGCATGGTTGATGCGCATGTTCTGGATGGTCATTTCCAGCCGACGCTCTGCCACCTCGTTGGCCTGATCGATGATTTCTGGCATATCAGCGCTCCTTTATTTTTCCGTTCAAAATGCCGATTTCGACATAGAGGTGGCTTGGTGTTAAACCGAGCTGCTTAATGACCGACATGCATCCGTTAAGGATCGGCCGTGATATCTCGTCGCAACTAACAGCAGGTGATGCCATCCTCTTCGCTTTAATCTCATCGTTTGCCTTGCGTGCGACATTGCGGAGGGCATTTTTCTGTTCTTCAGGCGTCATGCTGCCTCCAGATTCCCGATCCGCTTTAACTCAGCCAGCGACACGGACGTGATGATGTGTCGCGGGGTGATGAACGGACGCCAGATAAACAGGAGTGAGCCTTTGGGGTTGCTCTGGCGCTTTCCTGTAATGGATGCCGGAACAAACTGAACACGGCCACCGGTTATCAGCCTGAGCTCATCTGCTGACTGCATGGCGGAGATAAACCATCCGGTAGAGATGTCAGCCGGTAACAGCATCACTACGGCCTGAGACTGCGCCCTGGATTGCTCGGCAGCCTTTTCCACCCATGGGCCGATATCGGAATAGGGCGGGTTACACCAGATCGCGCCGTATGACGTCCATTCGCTGTTAAGCGAGTCATCCATCTCAGTGAGATAGTGAGCGCATAGCGCATTACTCTCAGATGCTGCAGCATCAAGCCAGAAGCCAAACTCGCGGTCGAGCGCGTTGAAAATTTCAATCGGTGTTTGCCAGTAGTCACGTTCATTTTTTGGAGTTTTCGATCCGCCGAAATCAGTCATTGCGCACCTCGTTTCGTGCCCAGCTCTTCAGCCAGCCGCTGAGCCTTTAAAGGGTTTCTCACCACTTCACCCCAGGGCATTAGCCAGCCGCGGCGAATGACGGAGTACATACACTTAACTTTTCCTACGGTTATGGCATCGCGGTGATGTTTCATTTCCACTGCTCCCCGAAGGTGAATCCGATCTCAGCCAGCGATTCATCCATCTTGCTGATGAACTCCGGCACCATTTCGTTGAAGTCGGACATGTATTTGTCGTCGCGCTCAACAACCACGTGGTGTATGCCTTCTCGCTTCATGCGAGGGTCATAATTTGCGAAGTACCAGGCGTCCTTCCCGGTTACCCACATACTGAATTGCACCTGGGCCATGTAGGCGGATTTGATAGCCTCGAAGCCGCCAAGCCGGAATTTCATGAAGTCGCGAGAGGTGAAAGGGCACTTCAGCTCAAGGCCGCGGCCATCACTGCACAGGCCATCAGGTGAGCAGGCGGTGCGCATTCCTTCGTCGCGGAAGAGGATCGGCGACTCGGTGACTTTCACGTCAGTGGTGAACTCAAAGAGGGTGCGAGCGTCGTCCTCGTACTGTTTCCCCCAGGCCAGCGCCTTGGCGTTAACTTCCGGCGCCGCGCCGGTGCAAACCTCTGCGAGTAGCGTGTGGAAATAAGACATTTTCATGTCAGTCCACTTGGTGCCTGATCTCGGCTTCGAAATGACGTTATGGACTTCTGAGGCGGTGATGACGCCAAGGCGTAAGCGGTGCCAGGATTCATCACCCTGTTCAACGCCGGTTACGTCAATGCCAGTGCGTGCAAGGATAATTTCTGGTGTCATGCTGCCACCTGCGCTTTTTTCTGAAGGAAGCTAAAGCCTTTCTGTGCTTCTTCTTCGGTGAGCTGTGACGCCTGGAAAATGTCACGTTTGAAGATGTTGCTGCACAGAGGCAGGAAGTCCTGCTCCCAGTCCTTATTCAGTGACGATAAGAGGTCGGTGATTGCCTGCAGCGTTTCATCACTGGCCACCAGAGGAAGCGCCTCTGTAGTGCTGCGCGGAGTAACGTCACGTGCATCCACTTCCAGCGTTTTACCTTCCATCTCTTCGGCGGTGGGCTGCTGTCCAATTTCAGGCCACGCCTTACGCAGAGCCTGAGCCTCAGCACATTTCGCCAGCTGGCCATAAGGGCGCTTTTTCCACATAGCATTTGGCGCGGTAGTATCGCGGCCGGCGGTGGCGTAGTTTTCAATCCAGTATTCTTTCGCGCTGAATTCGACGATCTCCCCGCTAGGCATGCGCTTGCTGACCGTGTACTTGCACCATTGAGGGACTGTCACCTCAACACCGGTAAGCGTCAGAGTGACATCCGGACCAAACTCGGGCTCTTTTGCGCCAGCGTAATCACCAGAGCGATCGGCCTGAATCCGATAAAGCCCGATGCCAGGCATAACCACATCGCGCCACTCGCTTTTACCCGACTTAGAGTCCTTCACGCTCATTGGAACCAGATGAACTGGCTTCAGAAGCGGATCAAGGTTTCTGGCCCGGCAGTAATCCAGCGCCATCATCACTGACTCATCCTTGGCGCCAGGGTAAATACTGTTTTTGAGGGCGCTCCACGTAGCACCGTCAATGCCTCGCTCTGTAAGAGAGCTGGCCGTAATCACAAGTTCGTTAGCCATTGCTATTCCCCAAAGTTAAAACGGGCAGCCAGTGCGGTGAGCCCAGTCGTATTCCGCCTGGGCGTAAGCTACTGCCGAAATGAAATCGTTATATGCCTCGCCAGCTGCATCGCTGCGGAGGCCTTCGTATGGGCTTTTGTCCATCGGCACAGAGAAGCGGAACAGGCCTGAGGGCTCTTTAGGCAGGGCGCTGATAATTTCCTGCGCCCGGTCGTCAATCCATTTCTGCTTTTCTTCAGTGAGCGTCTGTTCAGCCCACTTACGCTCTTCGATCACGTCATATGCGCGGTATGCGTTCATAACCACCTCAGTATTTGATGGTTGTAGCCGGGACTTTCCCGAGGGCCACAGCAATGATGCAGGCCTTAGCCCATTCATAAGGGATTCCCTGATCAATAAGAGCCTGTACCGCTGCTGTATTTATTCCGCGGCGATGCTCAACATCAGCGGCGCGGCGCGCTTCTTCTTCGGCTTTGCGCTTCTCTTCGGCCAGACGGGCATGTTCGCGTTGCTCTGCCTCTCGGCGGATGCGGTCGGCTTCTTCCTGAGCCTTGCGGCGCTCTGCTTCCACGGCGGCCTGTTTTTCACGCTCGGCACGTTCAGCTGCTTCTCGCTGTTCACGCTCGGCCCGCTGCTGAGCTTCAATGCGCTCACGTTCTGCGCGCTCTTTTGCCAAAATCGCCTCGCGCTCTCTGGCGGCCGCAGCGTCAATTTCACGCTGTACCTTTTCAGTTGCTTCACGCTTGGCTTTCTCTTCCGCCTGACGCTTAATCTCTTCTTCGCGGGCAATGCGCTGGCGTTCGGCTTCTGCTTTCTTCTCGGCCTGTTCGCGGTCGAAAGCGTCATTCATCAGCAAGGCCATTTCGTGGTCAGACTCAATCCGAGCTGCCAGTTGCCGATCGAACTCTTCATTCATGGCCAGCGCTTCGGCGTGCAGTGCGTTCATGGCTTCTTCTGCCTTAATGCGGTCCTGCTCGGCTTCCCATTCAGTCAGCGGGCGACGTGTTGCGTCGCGCAGTTCGTCACATGCGTCAACGAAGCGCTTAATTTCCTCCTCAGCAGGGCGCACAGCCTCTTTAAGGCGTTTCAGGTACTTACGCCCTGGCTTTTCGATTGCTGTCTTGCTGCGAGATACCTGCGCCGCCAGAGAAGCGACACGGTCACGGCCTTTCTTGGTGGTCAGATCAGGCACCTCGTTCACAGCCTGGCGAATCTGATCGAGGTAAGCGTCAAGACCGCCGGCCCGGTACAGTGCCGGCGCCTGCTCTGGTTTTATTTCGATGACGGTTAAGTCCATTACTTCGCTCATGGTTTCCCCTGAAATTTGGTTGTAAGAATCCCAGGCGCGATGAAAGCCGCCTGATAGCTCAGTTAAATTCGTGCGCTGATATGCGCTGGTTAATGCGTCCCGGCTGGTACCAGGTTTGGTTCAATGCTGCGCGAGGCGTAAGGCCGGCGGATGTGGCGCAGGTTGCCTTGTGGCTCGTGCCAGTATCTGCCGTCGCGATAGTCGAAGCTGACCAGCCATGCGGCGCCGGTGCGGCGATTACGCATCATCACGGCGCGTCCGTTGTTGGGAATTGAGTTAGCCATTGAACACCCCCGTAACGTGCAGAATTTTGATAATCAACGCTGTCCAGATAACGCCGCAGATCAGCAGGCAGTAAATCAGTGAACGAATACCGTTTCTGCTCATACTTCCTCCCGCGCTTTCAACATTGCATCAGCCATCAGGTAAGAAAGTTCAGCAACCATGTTTTCACGGTGAGTAGCTACAGGGTGTTGGTCTCTCTCTGGATAACTTGCTAACCAGCCCTGCATCGCGTGTGCCGCAAAGTAATCACGCACCGTCAAACCTTCGTACCCTTGATTTGGATATGCAGGGCCGCCATTGTTTTCTTTGCTCATTTGCCACCCCAGCACGGATAGCTAACTGCGATTACAGCAACCAAAAACGGAACGACCTTTAACCAAAAATTACGCCATGCAGGCTTGTCTTCTTCGCGGATCATCTATTCACCTTTGCCTTATAACCGGCCAGCTGAGCGTTGTTACGATTACCCGGCGTTGCCGGTGTTGTTTGGATGAGTTGATAATGTACTAATGGTTCATCAATGTAAAGTACCAAAAGTACATTTTTAATTTAGCAATAGTTCATTTCAATGTAAGCCAATGAACTTAAAGTATATTTATTTTACGTTTTGTTTTTGGTGATGGTTGTTTGGCAGTAGAGCTGGCACTGGACGTGCTGCTGCCGAGGGAAGAGTAGGGCAATAAAAACCCGGCGCGGTGGCCTGGAATAACATTTAGGAATCAAGGTCAGGCAGCATGATTTTCTCAATCAACGTCAATGCCCTTTGGTCTCGTTCTGCAAAATATTTAGGAGCGTACTGAGGCAGCCACACTTCGTTGAAGTGTTGTTTGAAATCTGCAAGATATTCGTTTGGGTATAGACGTACCGGGAATGTCCGGCCATCTGGGTACTCATGGTTATATGTTGGGAACGTCTTCGGCTCAATACCCCGGTTTTCACGAAGCCATTGCGAGAAAACCCTACCTTCTGAAATATCAGGGACCATTTTTTCTGGCAGCGTATATCCTGCCTGCTCAAGTGGCGCAACCAAGTTAAACGTCAGTTCATTAAGCATAGAAAAGTGGGTATGAGGAACCCTGCCTCGGTTTGTCATATACCGCTTAAGGTGGATAGGGAGTTCGGCAGGCGCTCTTTCGCCTGACATCCACTCACGCACCCATCTCGATACTTGCACTGCAAATTTTGGAGATAGCCACTGAGCTAAGTTAATTGCGATGTCTGGATGAACCCAAGTCCCTTGATTCTCTGCTCTTCCGCCTTTAAATGATTGAATTAATTCCGATATGGGAATCCCCATATCGCGGGATAATTCATCAAAAAAATCTTGCGTTGTTTTTAGTCGTGTATAGTCAGCAAGTAGCTTCCCAGCAGACTTGCACATTGCGGTGGCATTGATGTAACCGTCTTTGGTGCGAAGATGGATGACTTCTCCATCAACTTCTCTGGCGATTAATGCAAGTTGGAACTGTGTCATAAATCATCCTATTGCTGTGAAAAATAAAATAATCACCCAAACAGCTCATCAGGCCACCATAAGCACGATAGCAACAACCGAGAGCAAAGTAACCACGCCTACTATCAGATATTCTCTCATCACCCAAACACCTCATCAGGCCACTTGCTGGCTACCCATGCTTCCTGTACGTCTTCGGCATTACCAAAAACACATCGAACTACCGGTCTGGCTTATTCAAAGTCATCCCGCTCATCCCTTCGCTTGAAGAAAATCTTATCTAGCCTGAGCACGATCCCAACCAGTCCGATAATCAGCAAAGTAATGAGTATTGGGATAATCAGATCAGACATGCTTCCTCTGCGTGCTAAGGCTTTACCCATGCTTCCTGTACGTCTGCGGCATGCTGCCGATCACCTTGCCGAACACGAACACCCGGTTCATCTCGTCTTTTTCGATCGGGTCCCAGGCTGCATAGCTCTTGTTATCTGAGATAACCAGCAGCTTGTCCTTCATCTTCTGGAGGCGCTTCACGTGTGCAGTCTCATCGTACAGGAAGGCATAAATTCCATCGCCGTCAAAGCTATTCACGCTGATATCGACAAAAAGCAGATCGCCTGGCTCAATCGTCCCTGACATGCTGTCGCCACGAACGTTGATGATTCTGATGTTCTCGGCCTTGCGACCATCAAACATCACCCTGGCGTCTTCTGGTGAATACTCAACAGAGCGAAGGACTTCAATAAATTCTCTATTGACAACGCCGGGACCTGCGCTAACAGCAATATCCAGAACATCAATCCTAAATCGCTCATTTGATTGCGATAGATGGCCCTGCTCGATGCCGTCTGAAGGATTATCACCAAGAAGGTATGATGAAGACGTGCCTATAAGCGCAGCAAGCTCATGCAGCGTTCCGCGTCTCGGTATCGACTCCCCGTTAAACCATTTGCTCACTGCCTTTGGTGTCAGCTTCATTCTCTTGGCTATGTCAGCCTGACGACCATGTGATTGCAACCCGGCTTTATCGCAGGCCAGCGCAAGCCTTTGGGAGAATTCTTTTCGCGCTTTTTCTTCGTGAACCATCTGTTCAATCATAATATCTCTTGCGTGAACTATCAGTTCCGACATAATATGTACCTACAGTTCATTTTCGAGGATTAAAAATGGCAGCATCCAGCCTCAGCGAAATCATCAAGCAAATCCGCGTACCAGTTGTCGCTAAAGCTTGTGGTCGCACCCCGAGAGCCATTTACAAATGGATCGGTAGCGGCAGCCTTCCAAGAACTGACTACACAGGCGAGACGACGTACGCGGAAAAAATAGCAATCGCCTCTGAAGGTCAGTACACAGCAGCTCAGATCTTGGAAGTTAGCAAACCAAAAGCCGTCTAAAAGGCGGCTATTCCAAACAACACCAGAGGGAGTTTTACAAATGCAAAGCGCAATAGCCCGCAACTTAGAACCGCCGGTCCTCAACCCGATTGAGCTGGAAGGGGTTTTACTCAACCGCCTTTCATCTATCGGGCAGAAGGCTTACGCGGAGATATTGGGTATCAGTGAATCAACAGTCAGTCGCAGAAAGGGGGAAGGGCATTTCGCCGACATAGCAAAAGAGCTGTCAGTGCTTGGTCTGCAGGTTGTACCGCCTGAAGCGGTAGTAGTTTCCCGGCATTACCTGCAGTCGGTAGAAACGCTTGCAGATATCGGATTACGTGCTGAGCGGTGCCGGCCTGGTCCGTTGGGATGGGACTAATGAAGGGCAGAAAAGGCGAAAGCCGCAGTGCAGCAACACTAACGGCTTTCTACGCGAATTAACTGGATCAATTCACAGGAGTAATTATGCCTAAAAGCAGCAGATTTTACCAGGCACAAACACACAAAAACGTTACTCGTGACCGCTTTGTCCGTTCGGTGAATCCGGTGGTGGCAGAAAAGATGCGCGCCATTCTTGAAGAGCTGAAACGGAAGGAGGAAGGCCGTGAGTAATCTCGCAAAAGTAATACCTTTCAGACCGTCTGTATCGGTCGTGGAGCGTCAGGTGGCAGATATCGATGATGGTTATACCCGCATCGCTAACGAGCTGCTGGAAGCGTTTATGGCTGCTGATTTAACGGCTCGCCAGCTGAAGGTCGTTCTGGCGGTTATCCGCAAAACTTACGGCTTCGGGAAAAAGGTTGACCGCATTACCAATACCCAGATTTCTGCAATGACCGGAATTCACCACACGCATGTTTGCAAGGCCAAGAACGAGATGATTGCGATGAATATCATCATAACCAGCGGTCTGGCGATCGGGGTGAATAAGGTCGTTTCTGACTGGAATTTCAGCATTAGCCAACATGGCAAAACATTAGCCAAAACAGCTAATGAAATATTAGCCAACTCAGCTAATACCCATAAGCCAACTCAGCTAAACACAAAAGAAACTATTCAAAAGAAAGAAAAGAACCCCCTAAATCCCCCAAGGGGGAATGTGGCGGGCAGGAAGAAAAGCCTGTCTCACAGAAAAAAACGACTGTTGACTATCAGGCTGTGATGTCTGCATACAACTCATCCCTGGGAGACCGTTTGCCTCAGGCGGAATCACTGAACGATAAACGCCGCCGCGGCATCAAGCGCCTGATGTCAGAACTGAAAGAACCAACGGTAGAAGCTGTTGAGAACTATTTTTCAGCGTTTGCCCGTTCTGCAAAGCCGTTTTATTTCGGTGATAACGACACTGGCTGGCGAGCCAACTTTGATTATCTGCTGAGATCGGAAACGCTGATTAAAACGCGGGAGGGTTCACTGTGAGCAATGAATTCCTGACTCCCCCGAGCAGCATCGAAGCAGAGCAAAGCGTTCTTGGTGGCCTTCTCCTGGATGATGACAGCAGCGAACGGACCCAGAAAGTTCTTTCGATACTCAAGCCGGAATCATTCTACTCGCGCCCGCACCAGGTCATTTTCTCAGAAATGCGGCAGATGTACCGGGAACAGAAGCCGGTGGATCTCCTGACCCTGTTTGACGCACTGGAAAGCAAGTCACTGACTGAATCGGTAGGGGGCTTTGCGTACCTGGCTGAACTGTCCAAAAACACGCCAAGCGCGGCAAACATCGTGGCCTATGCAATGCGCGTCCGCGAGACCGCAATGGAACGCTATGGCATCGATAAAACCACGAAGGCGATCGAGTTGCTTTATGCCCGAAACGGCATGACGGCAGAGCAGAAATTTGACGCTATTCAGGGGCTGTTTACCGAGATAAACGAGCACGTCAAAACTGGTCGTAAAACCGGTTTGCGCACGTTCTATGACGCGGTGAATGACTGGTCGGCGGAATTTGACGACAGGATGAAGCCGGATGGACGTTCCCGCGGGCTATCGACCGGGATCCGCTCTCTGGATGAGTTACTCGGTGTTAAGCGCATTGTTCGCGGCAGCCTGTTTGTTATCGGTGCCCGCCCGAAGATGGGGAAAACCACGCTTTATACCCAGATGGGTGTCAACTGCGCAACGGTTGAGAACGAACCAGCGCTTATGTTCTCCCTGGAAATGCCGGAAGGCCAGATGGTGGAGAAAATCACAGCCCAGAAGGGGCGGATCTCGCCGAACCTGTTTTACCCGGACATGACGAAGGACGACTACGGCTATCGGGGTGACTGGAACAGCGATCTGCAAAAGGCCACCGGTGTAATGGGCGCCCTTATTGAAACCAACAACCTCCTGATTGATGACACTCCGGGTATTTCACTGGCGCATGTTATGGCCGAGTCTCGCCGAATCAAGCGCGAGCGCGGGAAGGTCGGGATGATCCTCGTCGATTACCTCACGCTGATGACCGCCGATAAGGCTGAGCGAAACGACCTGGCCTATGGGCTGATCACCAAAGGCCTGAAGATTCTGGCTAAGGAGCTGGATTGCGTCGTCGTTCTCCTGACTCAGCTCAACCGGGATCTGGAGAAGCGAACCAACAAGCGACCGCTGCCGAGCGACTCCCGCGACACCGGACAGATTGAGCAGGACTGCGACTACTGGCTGGCGATTTACCGGGAAGGCGCCTACGACGAAAACGCAAACCAAAGCGACACAGAGCTGCTGCTGCGCCTTAACCGGCATGGCGAAACGGGTGTTGTCTATTGCGAACAGCGTCACGGGGCGATTTACGACTGCGACCAGGAAGCTGCCAGCCAGCGTCGGCGCGAAAAAGAAGATAAGCCAGCAAGAAAAGGTGGGTTCTGATGAAAAAGAATACCGGCAAACAGGCCGTAATCAATTACATCGGCCAGCACCCTGGGTGCTCGTTCAATGAGATACGCCACGCTACTGAACTGGATCCGTCTGTGGTCAATTCAGCGCTCTGGCAGATGAACAGGGATGGGCAGGTCAAGCGCGAAGGGGAGTGTAGGCACTACCGCTACACCCTGATCGACACGACAGCTGTAACCGAAAGCGAGCCGTCTTTTGAGTATCGCCAGCGTCCTGGCGGCGCAAACCCAATGACCAACCTGTTTAACCAGTGCCTGGCGGGAGTGAGAAAATGAACATTGAAACGGTAAACGAAATCGAACAACTCGCAGAATAGCACGGTATGACCGTTGAGTTTGTCACCTGGTTCTTTGACAAGAAGAAATCAGCATGTGGCGAACACTGGTTTCTGATGCTGGGTGCGATGTGGGAAGGCTGGAAGGGCCGCAGCATCGAAATGGATAAGCTGGCTGCGGAGAATGTGGGGATGCGTGAAACCATCGATGCTGTTCGCGGTGTTGCGGATAATTCCAGCGGGATTGCTGGCTGGCACCTGAATGGTGATATCGCTAAATGGTCAGAGATTCTCCCTGAAATTGACGATATAGAAACCCCCGCCACCGATCGCATCGTGGCCGGGATTAAGGCTGATGGGGTGGAGGAGTTCGCAAAACATTGCGATGAAAGCATTGGATTTGTCGAGCCAGAAGACGAGGAGCTTTACACGTTGATGGAAGAACAGGCTCGTGACTTCGCCCAGCAGCTGCGCGAGGGGGCCAAATGAGCATTGCCACTTATCTCAATACCGGTCTAGCCATTCTGGGATGGGCATACATCATGTTCAAAACAGGCCAGTGGATTACCAAAAATGCTCTGGGGCAGTGGGACAAGCGCCGCAAGCAGTCTCGCCGCCAGAAGGCCGTGAATGAGCTTTATGAGGTGTTTGAACTTAACAAGCTGGAGTCAGGATCAACCATGCGCATAGTCACCAAAGGCGACCTGACAATCATGATGTATCGCAGCGAGGGAAAGGCCAATGACTGATATCACCGAACTGGCGCAGAGAGAGAAATTCGAAGCGTGGTTTGTAAATGATGTTGTAGGGGCCGATGTAAACTTCCCAGCCTTTAAAGATGGCGAATACGCCGAAGGGGAAATTTACGACGAGCAATTGTACTTCATGCTTCAAGCCATGTGGATGGCATGGAAAGCGGCTGGCGCTGCGCTGGTAGAGGCTCTGGAGAAGGCGCAGACCATCAACGCAGCAGCAGAGAAGCTGGTCCGCTGCAAAGGTCGCTATCACAGCGAGCAGAACTATCGCGCACTGGCGGCTCTGTTTGGCGCGACAACTCCAGACCTGCCGCCGCTGGATGAGGAGTCCCGCACCGTCACCGTGAAGTTACCGAAGCCACACGCACACTTAATCTGGATTCAGGCCGGACATGCGCCAGACGATTATTGGGATGATGTAGCGGTATCAAATAGCGAGAAAGACCGTTGCTGTGATGGCTCAGAGCGCTATCCGGTTTATGCACGCTGGGAAATTGAAGAGATGCTTACCGACGCTGGCATCAAGGTGGCTGAATGATCCACTTCCACGGAGGACCTATCACGCCAGATACCTGTGCGCTGAAGGCGTGGAAAGGTCGGCATGCATTTATCAGTTTCGCGAACGCTGGTCAGTTGGCGCTGGCCAGTGAGGTCACTCAATCCTTTGCGCTGGATAACGGCGCATTCAGTTTCTGGACGAAAAAGCGCGTGGTGGACTGGAACGAGTATTACCGGTTCGTCGAGCGCTGGGCTAATCACCCGCGGTTTGCGTTTGCCATTATCCCGGACGTTATCGGCGGCAGCAGTGAGGAGAACGATGAGCTAATAGCAGAATGGCCGCACGGTAAATTCATCGGCGCGCCGGTGTGGCACATGAACGAACCGGACGAGCGTTTTATCCGGCTCTGCAGCGAGTTCCCTCGCGTAGCTATCGGCAGCATGGGTGAGTACGACGCAAAACGCCCGCGCCGCTGTGTGGCCCGTCTGCGCGACTTAATTCGACATGTTGTTGACGGGAACGGGTATCCGATTTGCAAGTTGCACGGCCTGCGGATGCTGAACGCTGACATTTTTCGCCACATCCCGCTGTCGTCAGCTGACAGCACAAACGTGGCCCGCAATATAGGCATCGATAAAGCCTGGCAGAAGTCGGCCTATGCGCCGGCCAGCAAAGAGACGCGCGCAGCTGTGCTCGTTGAGCGAATTGAGTCGATGAATAGCGCCAGTGCGCTCAACTATAACGCCGACCGCGACCGCTTTATGCCGCAGTTGGCCTTTGAGATTTAGGAGCCAACCAATGACCAGCAATAGAGTTATTCGCCGAATCATGGCGGCAGGAATCCCAAACCGTGCGTATCGTGTCAGTAACACTCGCAAGATGGTGAATTACTCAAGAGTGCTACCGGGTTGTGTCTATTGCATTCGTGTTAAATGGAGTGCGCGTCAGGCGCGCAAGGGGTACTAACAATGACCAGCAAATTAACCAGAGAACGTATCGAGCTAATCGCTAACTTTCACCGCGCAATGACACTGCCGCCGAGCCACGATGAAATTGAAGAGTTGGCCAGCATGGCGCTGGCCGCAATGGACAGCGAGCCGGTGGCGTGGACTGATGAAGAAGAGTTACGCGACGTGAATGTTGCAGGAATCGGTTATTTGTTTGGCATTGATCGAGAAGCGAATAAATTTGCCGACCCGCGACGCCAGATAATGCTCTATCACCACGCGCCTCCAGCAAAAGGCCTTGAGCTGGCAGGCTGGCAATTCAAATCAGTAAATGGCGACTGGTTGGGGCTTATTGATGAACATGGTAAGAACCAGGCCGTTCGTGAGGGTTGCGAGGTTCGTGAAGTTTTCGCTATGGCCGATGGCGTCAATGAACGCGACCAGGTACGCCGCGAGCACGCCGAGTGGTCACAAGCTACGTTCGGCGATGTTGGCCCGATTGGCCCATTGAAACACCTCAGCAAAGAAGCGCTGGAAGCCGCCGCCGAACCCTGCGACCTGAGCGAGTGGGCTGATATGCAATTCCTGCTTTGGGACGCCCAGCGTCGTGCAGGCATCACTGATGATCAGATTACCCAGGCGATGATCGAAAAGCTGGCGGTGAACAAACAACGCGAATGGCCGGAGCCGAAAGACGGTGAGCCACGGTTGCACATCAAAGAGCAGCCAGCGCCGGTAGTGCCAGAGGAAAAACCAATGCCAAACCCACTAAGCATGTACGCCGTTGATGCTGTAGCTGCCATTGCCGAAGCGAAGGGCTGGAACGCCTGCCGCGCCGCCATGCTCCAGGCTGGCAACTCTCCGGTAATTCCGGATGGTTACAGACTGCAGCCCATTTCCGAGTATGAGGCGATGTGTGTCACGGTAAATAGTGACGAATGGCCGCAGAGATGGATTCCGGTAAGCGAGCGGATGCCGGATGATGATGACTTTGTCTATATCTGGCCTCGCCCTGACTTTGGTGTTGAGCTTCACGTCGGTCAGTACTGCGAATGTAGCCCTAAAGGTGACGGCTGGTATGCTCAGGTTTATGAGCAAAACTATGGCATTGAGTGGTATCCAATCACTGTAACCCACTGGATGCCGCTGCCAGCCGACCCGCAGGAGGTGAATCATGGCTGAGTTACGCGCAGGTGGGTTGGCTATAATTATCGGTCTAAAAATAAACGTTAATCTCAATGGTAAGTGCGTAGTGCTCCAGCAGCTGGTGAGGCACATGGATGAATTTATTTCGCCAGTCAATGACTGCATATGGATTCATGATGACCCACGTAATGCGTGGATTGTTACTGGAGATGTTACACACCCAAGTGGGGAATATGGTTGGAGCTCATTATCTCCGGCAAACCTGATACCTATCGACGGCGACGACTTCAGCAATGAAGACGAGCACCAGAAGGAGCGGGAGCATGCCTAAATCCCCCGCAGAACGCAAACGGCAATAGCCCACTCAGGTGGGCTTCTTCCTGCGGAAGGCCTTTCCGGAATCGTTAACCGACTTCATAAACTCGGCTTGCTGCTTCAGATCAAAATCCCGGCGAGCACCGCGACCAGCAGTACGGGCCTTTTCTGAAGCCTTGCTGAGATGGCTGTAATCAATTGCGCCTGATTCCTGCAGTCTTAACATTTTTAGCCTTTGCTTTTCTCGATATCCGGCGCCGGCCAAAGGAATTGATACCGGGATGTTGTATTTCTCCCGGTATTCTTCGCAGGTCATAGCGTGAGCGATGCGTAGATGCTTTTCCAGCAAGACGAATTTTTTCCCACACTCTAGGCATTCCAACGTATCACCTGAGATGTAGGTCTCCGCCTCATCTCTGGACCTGAACCAAACCTTTTTCATACTGAGAATTTTCGTGCAATAGCATCCAAATCTGAAATGAACGTTTCCTGATAGATCGCGTTATTTATAGCGTCAATTGCATGCTCTCGGGTCATGCTGTCTGCGTACTCGTAGCGATCAACGATTTCCGTTATCAGGTCAATGGTGATTTCATCACCGTTCATTTTGTCGTTGTTAATAATCATCATTGCCTCTGCGTGTTTAGTGTTGATTGCATCAATTAAGCGTTTTGAAATATTGTCCGGCACTGTTTTCCCGGCAACAAAATTCCTGATAGTGCGGTCAGACACGCCGAGATATTTTGCCATTGTTGACTGCCAGTTAGCGCCGCATAGCAGTTGTCCGACTGAGGCTAATTTTTCATAGTTATTCATGTGATTGTCCGATTAGTTACTGTAGACATAGCAAACCAGCTCACCTTCATGCATCGGGTTGATGCCGTATACGGAGCAGGTGTCGGAGTTTAACGCCCAACTACGGCCGTGGTTAAGACCATCACGCTCAGCAACCGCCAGCAGCTCAACATAGCGCCCGGATTTTTTGTTAGCAGTGGAAGCTTTAAACATCACTGCTTTTGCTTCTGACCATGCGCGGGCCATTGCATCAGCCAGGCAGTTGCGAACGCTGTATTTGGTGTTACGGAAAACGGAACGTTTAAGGACGGCGTGAGTTTCGCGAGCAATTTCCCATGCGCGGGTCATGATGGATTTGGTGTCGTAGATGAATTTAGTCATTTTGGATGCCTCAGTAGGTTTGTTGGTCGGCCAGTTGCCTTACCATGAAAACAGCATACCACTTTCCTAATGAATAGGAAATAAAAGCTGTGCGGCATTTATCACAATTTTGACGAGTGCAGAGCAGAACGCAAAGCCGCGCCGCTAACCCGGTAGTGCTATATAATCCCCTCCATCAACCGAGGGGGTATTTATGTCAAAGTGGAACATTGCAGCCAAACCGAAAGAAGAGCAGGACAAGGTTAACGTTGACCTGGCCGCGTCAGGCGTCGCGTACAAAGAGCGCATGAACATGCCGGTTATCGCTGAGATGGTCGCAAGAGAGCAGCCTGAACACCTGCGCGAGTATTTCATGGAGCGCGTGCGCCACTACCGCGAGCAGAGCATCCAGCTGCCGAAAGCATCCGATCCGCGTTACATCGAGATGGCGGAACAGAACACCAAAAAATAGCGATTTCTTCGTATATGCTCATTTTGCTTTTATCCCCGGGAAGGGCGATAATTACCTCGTCAGCCTGAGCAACTGACACGATTATCCGGCGCCAAGTGGGGACACATGGCGCACAAAACTGTACAGCAATCTCTGTCACCGATGGCGAAAGCCACCGGCGATTTTCTGCATTCAGCGTTTAGCCTCTCCGGAGGTGAAGCGTGAACATCCCTCAATGCGGCATCAAGCTGCACAGCGGCAACTTCAGCGCTATAGGCAAGATTCTTCAGGAGCATCTCTCTGACGGGAAATGCCTGCGCCTGCAGGTCAAAGAGTGGCGCGAAAAGCGCAGCCTGAGCCAGAACGCACTCAGTCACATGTGGTACGCGGAAATCAGCGAATACCTGATTAACTCAGGACGTACCGACGCAACTCCCAAGTGGGTTAAGCGCAATCTCAAAAAGACCTATCTCGGCTGCGAAGAGGTGACCTACACCGACTTCATTACCGGTGAGAAGACCACCACCTGGGAGCCTCGCCACACTGCCGACCTTGATACCGGGGAGATGCACATCTTCCTGTGCAAGGTCGAAGCGTGGTGCGCTCAGTTTGGCCTGGCGCTGACCATCCCTCACGGTTGTGAATATCAGCAACTCCAGCAGAAGCAGGAGGCCTGATGAGCAGCCAACTCGCTAAGGTCATCGAGCGCAGCATCTTTCGTGTTCCTGCGCGCCGCCGTAAGCGCAAAGCCGAAGTAAAGCCTTCCGACATTCCAACCCTGAAGGATTACACATCCCGTCTGGTCGATAAAAAGTGGCTCTGCCTGAGAGCAAGGAGGCCTCATGCGTAAACCAGCACGCCGTAAATGCGCCCACTGCCGCGATTGGTTCCATCCTACCCGGGAAGGACAGGTGGTTTGCTGTTTTGAATGCGCCAGCGCGATCGGCAAAAAGCAGGCCGCAAAAGCCCGCGAAGCCGCTAAGCAGAAGACACTACAGCACCAGCGCGACGCCGAGAAAGAAGGGCGTCAGCGCCGTCGTGCTAAGCGCGAATCATTCAAGACAAAGGCCCAGTGGGACAAAGAGGCTCAGTCGGCTTTCAACCGGTACATTCGCATTCGTGATGAAGGTAAGCCCTGCGTCAGCTGCGGAAGCCTGCTTATCGGTAAGAGCAACTACCTGACCGGCAGCGCGATTGATGCCAGTCATTACCGTTCCCGCGGCGCGGCGTCGCACCTGAAATTCAACGTGTTCAACGTTCACTCTTCCTGTACCCGCTGCAACCGGCAATTGAGCGGAAATGCAGTTGAGTACCGGATTCGCCTTATTGATCGCATTGGCCTGGAACGCGTAGAGCGCCTTGAAGCTGATAACGAGGCCCGCCGGTTCGACATTCCCTACCTGCAGCGCATCAAATCCATATTCACCCGCAGAGCCCGCGCGCTGGAGAAGCGCCGCGCCAGCCATCAGGAGGCCGCATGAGCCGTGACATTATCGAATGCATCCGCGACCGCTGGCAAAAGCTCCTCCTCTGCCGGCACCGCGGAACGGTGATGACCGACTACCGCATTTTACGGAATTACGTTCGCATCTATCAGACTTTGGGAGAGACAGCATGAACCTCGAATCTATCGCTAAATACTTTGCGCCTAAATCACCAATGCTGAGTGACTCCCCACGAGCTACAGCATCTGATGCTCTTACCGGAACAGACATTATGGCCGCCCTTGGCCTGGTTAATGCTAAGTGCGGTTTCGGCTTCGATCTCTACCTGGCGAAGATCGGAGTAAGCGCACCTGACCGAGCAATGGAGCTCCTCTATGAATCAGCAGAGAGACTATCAAAACGCTTTAACGTTGTTTCAGACCTCAGCGGCGATCGTCGCAAAAGAGTTATCGAAATTTTATGCACTTTTGCATACCAGGATTACTCGCGCAGTGCAGCCAGTACGCGGGTGTGCGAATGCTGTAGCGGCGCCGGGTTTGTGGAGTCTCAGGTATTTACGAATAAAATTACATACCCATGGGGTAAGGCACCATACTGGGCGAAGATGTCCCGCGCTGTTCGCCCGAGCGACTGGGAGAGCTGGAACAGCGTACGTGAAACGGTCAAGGTTAAATGCGCTCCCTGTAACGGAAAGGGTGTTGTCAGCAATTCGTGCCGCTGTCATGGGAAGGGTAAGGTGCTGGATAAACTGGAAAGCGAGCGTCAGGGCGTCCCGGTGATGAAGGCGTGCGATCGCTGCGGTGGTCGCGGGTATGCAAGACTGAAATTTTCTACTGTCCTGGAAGGCGTGAGAACCGTCGCTGATATCAAAAAGACCTCGGCTTATGAGCAACTTCAGCCTTTCTTCGAAGCACTGGTAGCGGAATGCCATAAACATGAGGCTTACGCTGATGTTGTTCTATCAAAAGTCACAAAATGAGAAATATTTCCCAGTAAATGTAATTTTGTAGAATAAAACAGTTGCAATGTTCGGAAAAACTGGCTAGATTTCTCTCTAACGCTGGGAATCCGTTCAGTCGTTTCGAAGCGAAAAAATTCAAGCCCGAGGTTAACGCCTTGGGCTTTTTGCTTTCCGGCGACACGACAGGGGTATTCGCGAGATGCATTGCATCAGTACCCCTGTCACATCGTCGTAGAGCATTGAAACGAGTTTCATCAGATGTTAAATTTTTGGTGTGGTGAATCCCCCTATGCGGAGGGGCATTGCCAGTCTGATATGTTTTTTTGCGCATTGCGAGTCGTCTGTGGACTGGCGGCGACTTACCGGGAGGCACCCGGCACCACACTCCATGTTTTTCTTGTTTTACGTACTATACTTTTTGTGTGGTTGCATCGTTTCGCTAAATCCTGAAATAACGTGCATAAGACGTTGTGGCAGAGCTGGCGGTGTAACCTCCACTGAACAAACTACCATTTTGCCCACTTCGACGAGTGGGCTTTTTTTACTCAGACATATAAAGGCCGCGCATTTGTTCGGCCTTTTCTATTTGTGCCGCCAGAACGTCACTCACTCTGTGTGTTGTCGTAAATCCATCTGGTGGCCATTCCATATACAGGGCTCACCGGCGACGGCTCATAACCCACCCGTCGGGCGCTTGCGCAGAGCTCGCCCACTTCTTTCACGCACAGCACCCGCTAACAACGCGAGGTGGAGACTATGAAAATGCCTGACAAAATCTTTTCGGCGGCCTCGTACTGCACGTCAGGTGGACTGATATGCACAGGGCTGGCAAGGACCTATGACTGGTTTCATGGTCTTGACTGGAATTTTATTGCCTTGGCCAGTGGCGTGATAATTGGTGTAGCGACTTACCTGACCAATCTCTACTTTAAGCGCCGCTGGACGAAAATGTATCAGCAGTCCCTTGATCGTGGTTATGGTGGCCCGCCACCCCAGGATGAATAGCGATGGCTAACCTGAAAACAAAACTCAGCGCGGCCATGCTGGCCCTGATTGCGGCGGGCGCATCAGCGCCAACGCTGATGGATCAGTTCCTGAATGAGAAAGAGGGTAACAGCATGACGGCTTACCGTGATGGTTCTGGCGTCTGGACGATATGCCGGGGAGCAACCCGGGTTGATGGCAAGCCTGTAACGCAGGGCATGAAGTTAACGCAGGCCAAGTGCGATCAGGTTAACGCCATTGAGCGCGACAAGGCGCTGGCTTGGGTAGACCGGAATATCAAGGTTCCTCTGACGGCACCGCAAAAGGTCGGTATCGCGTCATTCTGTCCGTACAACATTGGACCTCCCAAGTGCTTCCCATCAACGTTCTACAAACGAATTAATGCCGGTGACCGAAAAGGTGCGTGCGAAGCGATCCGTTGGTGGATTAAAGACGGTGGTCGCGATTGCCGCCTGACCAAAGGCCAGAAGAACGGTTGCTACGGACAGGTTGATCGCCGGGATCAGGAAAGTGCTTTAACGTGCTGGGGGTTAGACCAGTGAAAACATCTTCTGTCGTCATTCTGGTGTTGGGTGAGCTTCTCCTTTCTGCGCTGATTATCTTTCTTCTCCTTCATCAATTAGGGAAAGAGAAAAAACGCGCGGATGGTGCGGAAGAGCAGGTGAATAGCGCTCAGACCATCACTGCAAACGTCCTGACCACCATGACCATATTCAACTCCATCGTTGAGGCCAATCAGCATGCAAAAGAGCAGATCGCACTGGACGCATCGGGAGCCTCGGCTGACATCCGGGTTGCTGTTGCGAATGATGATTGTACTAATCGCCCTGTGCCTGCTGGCGCAGTTAAGCGGCTGCAACAATTCGCGAACGGTCTACGTCAAAGTGCCGGTGGTGTCGTTACCGGCCAGCCTGACAGCTGAGACCCCTCAACCGGCGATCCCCGACAATCTGACCTGGGGTCAAAGTCTGGATTTGAACGTCAGCCTGCTTTCGGCACTGGGCCAGTGCAACCGGGATAAGGCTGATATCAGGCAGGCTGACTCTAAGCGCCAGTAGCAGGACTACATCAGCACGCAGTGTCTGAGGTGATCATGTTCATACTATTCATTCTCCTGTCGATATGGCTCTGTCGACTACCGGAGAAACTGGGCTGGCCAGAAGTCAGCCCATCCATCTCACAGCTGGCGCTCGTAACCGAGCTTCCGGCACGCAGCAAGGGGCTGCGCTGAGATAAGAGCCGGCATTACAGGAGCCATTCACAGAGTGGCTTCGATAATGATGACCTTCCATTTACTGTGTGTAAATCAAAGAAATTATTTGGATAAAAAAGCTCAGAGCGATCAGGAGCAGTCCTCCTATCTGTCCCTTACGGCGTCTCCCGTTTCGTTTATTAACTATTCCTTCGTCACTGCCGCTACCGCATTGTGCGAGAGGGGAAGGCTCATACCCATAAGTAGATGCGGCAGAGATAAGAGAGCCAACAAATCCAACGACTAACGAAATGAGTTGAATGTCTGACGTGGTCATAAATCCTCCAGTGCGTTGTGTTTGATATATGTAATACACCAAAATTAACGCATTGAATATATTGACGAAATCGTCAATAGCACGATTTGCTTTTCAGAAGATCTAACCATTTATTTGCTCGCTTGAATAAGGCTTAAGTTGTGGTTAAAGATACCGATAAAAGGCCATACCCTCCCTTAGGCTTTACGAACCCAGAAAACTTCCGACCATACATCTCTATCATCCCGGCAAATGAGGTTTATGGATGGGTGAGAGGCAATATCCTGATGGAAAACGGAAACCTTCATAACGAGGACCACTTCCATCTCCACACGGCTGACGTCGCGTTTATGTGGGCGTCGAATGCCTTTGATAAACGCGGTCGCGTTGTTCTCGGTCAGTGTGAGCAGGTAATGCTCCGCGCCGGCGGATGGCAGAAGGCCAGAATGGAGCAGCAGATGCATGAATGGTTCGGACGCATACCGAAGTTCATCATCACGCTGGCTGCAGACTACTGCGAGCAATGCAGTGACCTCGAATTCTGTGCGCTACTTGAACATGAGCTATATCACATAGCCCAGGCTACCGACGATTACGGCGCGCCGAAGTTCAACAAAGAGACCGGTATGCCGGTGCTCACACTTCGCGGACACGACGTCGAAGAGTTCGTTGGCGTGGTCCGGCGTTACGGCGCCAGCAAAGACGTACAGGAAATGGTGGATGCGGCGAACAGGCCGGCGGAGGTTGCTCATATCGATGTTGCCAGGGCATGCGGGACTTGCATGCTGAAGCTGGCGTGATTTTATACTGCTTTATACGGATGGTGATTTATGGCTGCACTAAAACCAGAAGTGAGAGCCTTTATCATTCAAGAGCTTGCATGCTTTGATACGCCATCCCAAATCGTCGAGTCCGTACAAAAAGAATTTAAGGTTCAGGTTACGCGCCAGCAGGTAGCATCGCATGACCCAACAAAGGCCGCAGGTAAAGGGCTCGCTAAGAAGTGGGTCGACCTTTTCAACGATCTTCGCGACCGCTTCCTCAATGAAATCTCCGACATCCCGATCGCCAATAAAGCATACCGTCTGCGCGTCCTGCAGCGAATGTCGACGACTGCCGAGAACATGAAGAACATTGGCATGACCGCGCAACTTCTGGAGCAGGCGGCGAAAGAGGTCGGCGAAGCATATACCAACAGGCAGAAAGTGGAGCACACCGGCGCTAATGGTGGCCCGATCGAATCGACCACCCTGACGAAGGATGAATACAAGAAAGCTCGACAGGAGATGCTGGAGGATGACGACTGTTGAGCAGCGGAACTTTGCCCGCAAGATAGAATGTGAAGAGGACGGGCTTTACTACTCCCGCTATTTCTTCAAGCAGCGCACCGGCGGCAAGATGATCATCGCGCCGCACCACCTGGCGATACAGCGCGCGCTCGACCGAGTTATCAATGGCGAGATTACGCGGCTGGTTATCAACGTGCCGCCTGGCTACACCAAGACGGAACTGGCGACCATCAACATGATGGGCCGGGGGTTAGCGCTGAATAAGCGCGCCCGTTTCATGCACCTGTCCTACTCGCACAATCTGGCACTTCTGAACTCGTCAACCGCTCGCGGCATGATCAAGTCAAAGCTCTATCAGGCAATGTGGCCGATGGAGTTGCGCGACGATGCCGACAGCAAGGCGATGTGGTGGAACGAGCACGGCGGAGGAGTCTACGCTTCGTCAGCTGCAGGGCAGGTTACAGGTTTTCGTGCCGGGCATATGGAACCAGGCTGGCAGGGCGCGTTAATCATTGATGACCCCGTTAAACCTGACGATGCTTATTCAGATATCGTTCGTAACGGAGTCAACAACCGCTTTAACGAGACAATCAAATCACGACTGGCGATCGAGACGACGCCGATGATTGTCATCATGCAACGAATCCACTACCACGACCTGAGCGGCTATCTGTTGCGCGGCGGGAGTGGTGAGAAATGGCATCACCTGAATCTGCCGGTGATTATCGACAATAGTCAGCCATACGCTGCGCAGTACCCTGAAAACTCCCACGCTATACCGATTGACCATGGCTTACCTGACGGCTGGCTGTGGCCGTTTAAGCACAATGAATCGCATCGTGTATCGCTGTTCTCGCACCGGCGCACCGCAGAAGCCCAGTACATGCAGAAGCCTCGCAGGTTTAATGCTGAGGGCGCTCTCTGGACAGAGGTGATGATCAGCGCGGCACGCGAGCTGCAAATTCATCACGATAAGGTTCGCACTGTCGTGGCTATTGACCCGCAGGCAACAAACAGCGACGAAAGCGATGAAACAGGGATTGTCGCTGCCAGCTCATATGGCGCCGGTGACAAAAAGCAGTTCTCCGTGGATGGCGATTACAGCGGAAAATATTCACCTGCTGGATGGGCCAAGAAAGCCATATCGGCCTATGAGCAACACGAAGCTGACGCGATAGTCATTGAGACGAACCAGGGCGGGGACATGGCGGAGGAGACACTCCGCAACGCCGGGTTCAAAGGCCGCATCATTCGTGTCCATGCCAGCAAAGGGAAGTATGCGCGAGCTGAGCCGATATCCGCGTTATACGAGCAGGGCCGAGTGGCAAATCACGGCAATCTCTACGTGTTGGAGAACCAGTTGATGGAATACATCCCTGCCACCGCGAAGAAATCACCTGACCGCCTCGATGCGATGGTTTACGCACTGACTGAACTGAATGGATCGCAACCTGTGGGGATGATGATTCCTAAACGCCTTCGCTAACCAAACGGACAAACCATGACTGACAAATTAACTCTCGCCGTCAACCATGCGTTGAACGATGCGCGGATGGCGCGCGCCCGTATGGGTTTGCTGAATCCCACTATGGGCCTGGATAATAAGCGCGGCTCTGCGTGGTGCGAATACGGCTTCCCTGAGCAGATCACTTACGACAACCTGTACTCGCTATATCGCCGCGGTGGCATCGCTCACGGTGCGGTAGAGAAACTCGTCGGTAAATGCTGGCAGACTAACCCGGAAATTATCGAGGGTGACGACGCCGACGAAAGCGAAGATGAAACCGCTTGGGAAAGAAAAACAAAACAGGTTTTCACCAACCGTTTCTGGCGCTCGTTTTCGGACGCAGACCGCCGCCGCCTGGTGGGCAGGTATTCCGGCATTCTTCTGCACGTTCGCGACAATCAGGACTGGAATCTGCCGGTAACCAGAGGGCGAGGGCTTGAGAAAATCACCGTTGCCTGGGCTGGCTCACTCACTGTCGGCGAATGGGACACAGCTCTTAACTCGAAGACCTACGGTCAGCCTAAGATGTGGCAGTATGTCGAACGCCTCCCGAATGGTTCAACGCGCCGAGTCAATATCCATCCTGACCGGGTATTCATCCTTGGTGACTATACCGATGATGCGATCGGCTTCCTCGAACCATCCTATAACGCCTTTGTCAGCCTGGAAAAAGTTGAAGGTGGTTCTGGTGAGTCGTTCCTGAAGAACGCAGCGCGCCAGTTGGCCTTAAGCTTTGACAAAGAGATCGACTTCGGTAGCCTCGCGTCGATGTACAACGTCAGCGTTGACGAATTGCAGGACAAGTTCAACGAGGCGGCTCGCGAAATGAACCGCGGGAACGATGTGCTGCTTTCCCTGCAAGGAGCAAGCGTAACCTCGTTGGTATCGCCGGTTTCCGATCCGTCACCAACCTATGACGTTAACCTGCAAACAGCGGCGGCCGGGGTGGATATCCCGACGCGTATTCTCGTTGGCAACCAGCTGGCCGAACGATCCAGTACCGAAGACCAGAAATACTTCAATTCTCGCTGTCAGTCGCGTCGCGTAGACCTCGCTTTCGAGATAGAGGACTTCTGCGACAAGCTGATTGACCTGAATATTATCGATTCGATCAGCATGAAAACTGTTATCTGGGATGACCTGAACGAGCAGAGCGGCGTTGAAAAACTCGCTAATGCCAAGGTAATGGGTGAGGTTAACCAGGCCATGCAAGGCAGCGGAGAGAATCCTGCGTTCAGTCGCGAAGAGATTCGCACGGCCGCCGGTTACGAAAATGACGACGAGGAGCCGCTAGGAGAAGAGGATGGCAGCGAAGAAGACGAAGCCGCCGATTCTACCGCGTAACTATCAGGACCCGACCGGCGCCGATGCGCTGGAGCGGCGGGCGATGAAAGACTTCGCCAGGCGGATGAATAAAATCAGCAAGGCGTACAGATCAGCACTCGACAAAATACCTTCCTCCCTCGCAGTAAACGCCAGATACGAATACCAGTTAAACCCAACGCTACTCTCCATCATCTTGAACGATGCCGGCTACCTGGTAGACCAGGTTTTGCTTGAGGGTAACGAGTACGGCCTCTGGTTTTATGAGTATGTGGATTTGGCCGCAGAGAAAGGTACGGGGCAGTCATTTTACAACCTTAGCCAGCAGTCGCCGGTGTATGCCGCAGGGCGCGAATCTCTGGCCTCTATCCTCGCAAGTGACCCGTACCAGCAGCGTATGGCGCTGGTGCATGCGCGCGTATTTGAGGAAATGAAAGGTCTTACCGCTGAAGTTAAGCGCGATATGGCGCGGGTGCTGACGGATGGTGTTGGTCGAGGACTCAATCCCAAGGAAGTAGCCCGTAACTTGACTGAGCAGGTCGGTATCGAGAAACGACGAGCCAACCGTATAGCGCGAACCGAAGTCACCACGGCTTTACGGCGAGCTAAATGGGATGAAGACAACGAGGCGCAGGAGCTCTACGGACTGAAAACACGCCTGCTTCATATTTCAGCTCTGTCCCCGACGACTCGCCAGACGCATGCGGCAAGGCACGCTCACCTGTATACCAACGAAGAGGTTCGCGAATGGTACGCGCAGGGGGCTAACAGTATTAACTGCAAATGCACTCAACAATCTGTGCTCGTTGATGACAAGGGCGATCCGGTTTATCCGGACACCATCACCAAACTTAAACAGGAATACAAAACGATGCAGGCGCGCGGTTATGCCTGGTCTAAGGGGTAACTCATGCCTATTCAGGTAAACATCACTACCAGGGTAAACAGCCAGTCAATCCGTCGAGAAATCTACAACGGTCGCGACCACCTGGTGCTCCCCAGCTATACGCTGCCAGCCAATGTGGTTATGAATGGCGGGCTCTATTCCGCTTCAGAAATAGATGCTCACTATAAGGGCCTTGAAGGCACGCTGGCACCGCTAGGTCATCCTCAGGTTAATGGCCAGTTTGTGTCTGCTTTCTCCCCTGAGGGGATTAATGCCGGTCACATCGGGGCGTGGAACCGCAACGTTAAGAAGTCCGGTAATCGCATCTACCTGGAAAAGTGGGTTGATGTAGCCCGCGCTGAGGAATCAGAGGGTGGGCGTGAATTGCTTGAACGAGTCGAAGCCATTGAGCGCGGTGATGAAGTTCCGCCGATTCATACCAGCGTGGCCGCTTTCCTCGACCAGCTTGAACCGAACGAGCAGCAGCGCGCTACCGGGGTCGAGTGGGTAGCGAAGATCCACAGCATGGACCATGACGCGATTCTCCTGCACGAAGTCGGAGCGGCCACTCCGGAGCAAGGGGTTGGCCTGATGGTTAACGCTGACATGGCGCAGCCGCTGAAAGCAAATTCTGGTGCGCTGGTAGGTGAATCTTACCGGGAGCGCGAGCAGCGCCTTGATCGGGCAGCCAAAGCCAAGTTTGCGCCGGGATCAGATGAATACGCATGGATTGCAGACTTCACTGATTCTCAGGCGGTGATTATCCGCAACGGCGGCAAGGCTGAGGTTTACGGCTATTCCACTGAGGGTGGGAAAATCACCTTTGACGACACAGGAACTGCAGTTCAGCGGCAAGAGTCTTGGGTGGCCGTCGTTGCCAACAAATTTAAATCCATATTCACACCGCAGGAACAGCCTGCACCAAACCACAAAACGGAGGGCGACATGCCTTTAACCAAAGAAGAACTGGAACAAATCGGCAGCATGATCGGCCAGGCTGTTGCGACCAATACCGAAGCGGCTATTAAGCCTCTTGCAGAAAAGGTTGATGCGCTGCAGGTCAATCAGCAGCAACTGGCAGAAACCCTGACCGCCAACTCCCGCGCTGAAGAAAAAACCAAGCGTGACGCAGTAGCGAAAGTACACGGTGAGATCGTCGCGAACGCGCTGGCAGGTGAAGCACTGGATGCGATGTTCAAATCGCTGGGTGAATCTGCGGCACTCGGCACTAACGCGGGTCAGCAGCATAAAGAAACCGGTGCGCCGTCAGCTGATGAACATTTCAAATAAGGAGCCACAATAATGGCACGTTATCGTCGCGTTAATATCGACGGTCAGTCTCTGTACAAGACCGAAACCAAACTCGCCGCCATCGCACTCCTTCCTGGCACCGCGGCGGTAATCAACTCTTCTGGAGCCTTTGCTCAGGCAGCAGCTCTAACTGGCCGCCTCTATATCATCGACTGCGCTTATCACCAGGGGCTTGGCATCCGTGATGCGGTGCCTGCCGGTGACTCTGCTGTGGGTAACTACGTAGAGGAGGGGCGTGAACTGGCTTTGCTCTGCGCGCCTGGTGCGTACAAGAAAGACAGCCCGATCAAGCTCGGTTCAAATGGTCAGTTCACCCTGGCAACCGCTGACACTGATTCGGTGATTGGCTACAGCCAGGATGAATTCACCATTGCTGCCAGCACTACCGAATTCATCCGCGTACGCATGCGCGTAGGCACCGTGGCCGCCGCTGGCGAATAACAAAAGGATAACCAGATATGTATTTCTCCAAAGAGACGCTGGCGACTAACTCCCGCCTTGGTGGTCACTGGAACGAGCTGTGGGCTAACCGCAATATGTGGAACCTGCAGAACGATTCCATTATTTCGGCTAACCGCGCGATTATGACCCCGGATATGCTGGCCTGTAATGCTGTAGGTGGCTTTACTCGTGATTTCTGGGCTGAGATTGACCGTCAGGTGCTTCAGTTGCGCGACCAGGAGATTGGCATGGAGATCGTCAACGACCTGATTGGCGTTCAGACGGTGCTGCCGGTCGGTAAAACCGCCAAGCTGTATAACGTAGTTGGCGATATCGCTGACGACGTGTCGGTAAGCATCGATGGTCAGGCACCATTCTCCTTCGACCACACAGACTACGCGAGCGACGGCGATCCGATCCCGGTATTCACCGCGGGTTACGGTGTTAACTGGCGTCATGCTGCTGGACTTAACTCTGTGGGCATTGACCTGGTTCTGGATTCACAGATGGCGAAGATGCGCAAATTCAACAAGAAGCGCGTTAACTACTACCTGAACGGCGACGCCAACATTCAGGTGCAGTCCTACCCGGCGCAAGGTATCAAGAACCACCGCAACACCAAAAAGCTGAACCTTGGCTCTGGTGCGGGCGGCGCAAACCTCGATCTGACCACCGCAACCATGACTCAGCTGTTTGAGTTCTTCGGTAAAGGTGCGTTCGGTACTCTGGCGCGCGCGAACAAAGTGGCGGCATACGATGTTATGTGGGTCTCTCCTGAAATCTGGGCGAACCTCGCGCAGCCTTATGTCGTCAACGGCGTGGTAAGTGGCAATGTGCTGCAGGCAGTTCTGCCGTTCGCCCCGGTTCGTGAAATCCGTCCGACCTTCGCGCTGAGCGGAAACGAGTTCATTGCATACGTGCGCCGTCAGGATGTCATTTCGCCTCTGGTTGGAATGGCTGTTGGTGTTGTTCCTCTGCCGCGCCCACTGCCGAACGTGAACTACAACTTCCAGATTATGTCAGCCGAAGGTCTGCAAATCACCGCAGACGAGCAGGGCCTGTCTGGCGTTGTCTACGGCGCTAACCTGGCGTAAGGGGATGGTATGGCTAAGTACCAGGTCATTAATCCGTGGCATGGCGTAAGCGCTGGTCAGGTGGTTGAAATGGAGGGATTGCACCCTTCATTAAAGCCACACGTAATGCTGATTAGTGAAGGGGATTTAACCCCCGCGACGCCAGAGGCCAAAACAAGCCGGAAGCGTAAAGCAGAAAGCGAAGAAGAATAGCCGCGAAAGCGTTTTTTTTACGCCCTGTGAAAACGGGGCTTAATTCTCACGGAGTCGATAATGGTCACTCTCGAACAGGCTAAGGAATACCTCAGCGGGCAGGGCATCGAGATCCCCGACTTTGTCCTGCAGGCGTTCATTGACCAGGCAAACAGCATTCAGGAATGTCTCGATGCGCATTATCCAACATCAGCGGCGTTGCTCATTCAGCTTTACTTGCTGGCCCTAATGGGGCTAGGGAGTGGCGATAAGTACATTTCAAGCCAGACAGCGCCCAGCGGAGCCTCTCGCTCTTTCCGGTACCAGTCATTTTCAGACCGATGGAAGGCCTCTGTAAACCTCCTTCGCGGCCTGGATAAATACGGATGCGCTGCCGGCTTGATTCCTGCCGACCCAACGGCGACGCCTGCTTTTGCGGGGATTTGGATCGGCAAAGGCGGCTGCATGTGCGGGAGTAAGTGATGGCCTGGATTTCAGTTCAACAGCGGCTGCCGCGCACGTTCACCCGGGTATGGGTAATGACCGACACTGGCGAGCAAACGACGGCATACGTTAACGGTGCCGGGCAGTGGATGATTAACTGCCCTCGCATACAGGCTACAGGCGCGAAGGTACTGAGGTGGAAAGATGGCTGAGCTAGTGAGGAAGGCGAGCGATAACCGATTGTCGTTCATGTGCCCTGGATGCGGCCGTCGCCATGTAGTGCAGGTCGGAAATGGCGAAGGCCCTCGATGGGGATGGAATGGAAGTGTGGACAAGCCGACGCTTACCCCCAGCGTTTTAGTGACTGGCTTCATGCCCAGTGATGACCCAGAACAATTTGATGACGCTACGAAAGACAAGCCGTTCACTTGCCATTCATTTATGACCGACGGGCAGATTCAATATCTGAATGACTGCACACACAGCATGGCAGGCATGACGGTGCCGCTACCAGAGCTTTGAGGAGTGAGCGATGTCTAGCGTTGCCAACTGGTCATATACCGCGACAGCGACAATCTGGCGGCGCATACGCGATGCCGACGGTAGTGATACCGACGGCGGAGGTCAGCCGTACGGGTGGGAAGCGCCGATCGCTATCCTCTGCGACTACCAGGGCGGCCTCTCTGCGAAAATTGGCGACCTTGGCCGGGAAATTGTGGTTAAAAACACGATATGGACCGAGCACGCAACGGCGCGGGAGGGAGATTACATCCTGATTGGCGCGTCGAACGATGCGGCTCCGCCGGATGAGGCCGATGAGATTCGGCAGATCGTCCAGTTCGCAGATACGTTCGAGCGACTGGCGGACGATTTCGCACTGATTACGGGAGTCTGATTATGGGCGTTAAAGTTCGCGGCATCCGCCAGGCCAAGGCCAACCTCGATCGCATCATTAAGGACGTGCAGGGGCGCAAGGTGGTGCGCGCGTTGCAGTCGGCGATGCTCATCGGTAGTGCACAGGCGGCGCTCTACACTCCGATCGATACGTCGACGCTCATCAATAGCCAGTTCCGGGAAATCACTTCTAATGGTGTGAGAGTGACCGGGCGTGTTGGCTATACGGCTAACTATGCCGTCTTCGTTCACGACCCTGAAGTGAAGCAAAACTTTCGGCGAGCAACGGCACGCAAGGAGTTCTTAACGAAGGGCTTCGAGGATACCCGCAGCCAGATTGACGCCGCGGTTAAAAAGGAGCTTTCGCTATGACACCTGCGATGTATGTGCGACTCAAAGACCTGTTTGTGGCTGATGGCCTGACGGCAGGTTTCAAAGTCCAGTGGCGGTTATGGCGCGACACAGGCAAGGATGCCGATCAGTTCATCGTGTTCCGGCCTTCTGGCGGTACCAATGTCGAATACGACCGCGGCGGCGACTGGTATGTAATGGTTGATGTCGTTTCATCGAAATCTGACCCTGACGCTGCGGACTCCGCAGTTAACGCCATCGTCGAATACATCAGCGCTCAATCTGACGCAGATGACTGCGTAGGCGCGCTGAGTCTTGTCGGCAACGTTCCGGCGCCAATATCCACCGAAGAGGGCCGGTTAGTTACCCGGCTGCTCGTCTCGTGCACATATGGGGAGTAAATATGATTTATCCCTTCGACGCGTCCTATGCGCAGGAAGTGCTGAGGAAACACTATCAGTATGCGGATGTCCTCGCTAATCCCCGCGAAAGTCTTGCTGCAAAGACGGCTGGGCTCATTGCTCACGACGGACACCTCTCGAAATGGGATGGCGATAAAAGCACGTCAGAAATTCGCCGGGAGTTGTCGAGAAACACCGAAGATATTGAAACTCGGGCGGCATAAACCGCCAGAATCACTAACAGGCTGCCATCTGGCGGCCTTTTTTATTTGAGAGGTACACATGCAAGGCTGTGCTAATGATACCGGCAAGCTGATCGGCAAAGTGGCGGTGCTCCGCGCGGCTATGGGCTGTGCTGATACTGTTCCGGCTCTTTCTGAATTTAAGCGCCTGGGCGCGCTAACCACGAAAGGTTTCGACTACTCCATGAATACCGTCAGCTCTGAGGCAGACGATACGAAGGGTCTGGTTGAGAACCTGGTCAACAACATGGATTTCACCATCTCCGGTGAAGGCGAATTCCGTAAGCAGGACAAAACGACGGAAGTCGGCGCCATCGCAATCTCGAAATATATTTTCGATGAAGTGCAGGCCGGTCGCCAGCCGACACTGTGGCTCCGCTTCGACTTTGTGGGCGAGGATGCCGGAACCTACATCATGGGGTACTTCAACACCACCTCATGGTCTGGTGACTTCGGTACAACCGACATTTCCACCTTCTCTGGTGAATGGAAAGTCTACGATGCTGACACCGTCGTATTTGAAGTCGCTGGCCCGGCGCTGGCGTTTACCACGAACCTGACGGCGACAAAATCTGTTGCTACCGGATCCGCACTTAACATGCCGGTGGTCGTCGAAGGCGGCACGTCTCCATACACCTACGTATGGAAAAAAGACGGCTCCGTCGTCAGCGGGCAAACCGCGGCTACGTTTAACAAGGCGAGCGCCGTGTCTGGTGACGCCGGGGTTTACACCTGTGAAGTCACCGATTCCTCAGCGACGCCAGTCAAAATTACCTCGGTGGCGTGCACGGTCACGATTAGCTAACTACTGGCTATTTCGTGAATAGTACAAAGGGCGTTCTGCGCCCTTGATACTGTTTATGGAGCGACTATGACCCCCATTAAAGAATTAGGCGAATGCGTTATCGGTACCGATGACCGGGAATTCTTTTTCCGGCCGTCCTTCCGCAACATGGCGCGAATCGGTGAGCCAGAGGAAATTGTCCAGGCGTTCTATGACCTGTGCAATGATGAGGCGACAGCATTCGCGCAGCGCGTAGCCGAGGCTTATATCCGCGATGAGTACAGCCGCCTTCCTGATTGCGTCCTGCGGTTTATGCAAAGCGGGCTCCTGTCACGCAAAGCGATCATGGCGGCTCACACGGTACTGACAGCATGTTGTGACGATGATATCGGCGATCTGGTTGGCTGGATGAAGCCGGGGAAATCACGTAAGCGTGGCTTCGTCTGGCGCCCTGGCAACATGCCGCCGGAGAGCATGGTCATCGTCGCGCAAAACCTGATGATGCACGGCATCGTAGGCAAGGCGAAGATTCGCCAGCTGCAGCGCCATGAAAGCAACGAAACTACCTCGGAATTCCGCGCTGCCGATTACATCATGGCGGCCCGCAACCACTTCGGCATAAGCCGGGAGGAGGCCGAAAACCTGACGATGACGGAATTCGCGATGATGCTCAACGCCAAATACCCGAACCAGAAAGGCTTCACCAGGGACGAATACGATGCTGTTATGGACGAAGACGATCGCCGCTGGCAGGCGATGATGGCTCAGGATAGAGCGAAATAACGACTATATTTGTGAGTTTGTTAGCAGTAGTAACCCTGTTAGGATTAGCCAGAATAATACCAATGGGATGGCTAAACAAAATGAAGAAAATTTTTATCGCAACTGCGATTGCTTTAACTCTGGCTGGCTGTGCTTCATCAGGAAACCAGCAACTCAGCAAAGAGTCTGAAACCAGTGTGCAATCTAAATTGCAGGAAGGGAAAACCACCAAGGCAGAGGTTAAGAACACCTTCGGATCGCCTGATAACGTGTCTTATACCGACGGCGGTAATGAAATCTGGAAGTATTCCTTCGCTAAAGTGAAAGTTAATGGCACCTCATTCATTCCGTTCTATGGGCTTTTCCATAACGGTACGAACGGGACAAAGAAAGAGCTCACGATCCTGTTTAAGGATGATGTTGTGGCGAAGTATACGATGGCTGAATCTGCCATTAACACAAAGACAGGCTGGGCCGACTAAGCACAAAGATAACCTCACTTCGGTGAGGTTTTTTGCTTCTGGTTGCATTGAATCCTGAGACACCCCTGCTAATCTGTTCCAAAATAAACCAATGGAGATAGGGATGTGAAAAAATTTATTTTTGCAGCAATAGCTTTGGTTGCATTTAGCACACACGCAAAAGATTGGACGCCTTCATATCAAAACGATGAAATGCGTGGTACAGCTCAGAAGTTTCTAACACTTGACTCTGAAAATTCTGCCGATTTTGATTTTCCCTATAACGGTGGTTCTGAACTGTCAATTGTCCTACGCTCCAAAAAGACCACTTTGAAAAAGGGTCAGAAGCCGGAGGAGTTGATGCCAACAGAGGCGCTGTTACTTATAAGTAAAGGCCAGTTTTTATGTAACTCGTATGATGGTTGCCATGTGTCTGTTAAGTTCGATCAAGACAAGATAAAAACATATTCAATGAATGAAGCTGCTGATGGCAGCGCTGACGTGATTTTCTTCTCAGCACCCTCTGGATTCATAAAAAACATTAAATCTCATAAGCAAGTAATTATCGAGGCTGAATTTTACCAGGAAGGGAAAAAACAGTTTAAGTTCAATTTAGATAATTATCCTGGGTAGTACCTTCACGCGAACTCATAGAATTCTATCAACCCGCTCCGGCGGGTTTTTTAATCCCCGGAGAAAAGCAAATGGCAGAGAACGCCGGTGGCATTTATTACGATATTGAGATGGATGTGCGCGGTTTACTGACTGCGCAGCAGCGTGTAAATCAGCGCCTTGATCTGATGGAACGGGGATTTGATAAAACTTCACGCTCCATTGATACCACAGAGCGTTCGATGTCGAGCTTGTCCCGTGTTGCGGTTGCACTTACAGCAGCTCTTTCTGTCCAGCAGGTGGCTGAATATGCTGACGCATGGGCCACGGTTAATAACAAATTATCCAACTCTCTTCGCCCGTCTGAACAACTTGCTGATGTAACCGAACGTGTGTTCAACATCACGCAGCAAACCCGAAGCAGCCTGGATGCAACAGCATCCCTATATGCGCGTTTAGAGAGGGCCACCCGGCAATACGGAACCAGCGCTGGGGATCTGGCAAAATTAACCACGATTATCAATCAGGGATTTGTGGTTTCAGGTGCAACGGCGCAAGAGGCTGAAAATGCCATTATTCAGCTATCTCAGGGCTTGGCCTCTGGCGCGTTGCGCGGTGAGGAATTCAACTCTGTAAACGAGCAGGGTAACCGCCTTATCGTAGCCCTTGCTGACTCAATGGGAGTCAGCATTGGGCAAATGCGCAATATGGCGGCGCAGGGCAAGCTCACGACAGACGTTGTAGTGAACGGTCTTCTTTCTCAGGGGGCTGTAATCGGTGCTGAATTTGCCAATACAACTACGACTATCAGCCAGGCTCTTCAGGTTGCCGGCAATAACATCACTAAGTTCTTCGGCGAAAATTCTACGGTTAAAACAGGTGCGGCAATTTTCAGTGATGCAGTTGTTACCATCAGTGAAAATATCGGCGGATTAAGCGCTTTGCTGACAGGTGTCGCTGCGATTCTTGGGAGTCGATATGTCGGCGCCTTAACTATGGCCACTGCGGCTAAAATCAAAGCAGCGGCCGCATCTCGTACGCTTTCAGCAGAAGAATCATTAGCATCTCAAGCTGCCGCGAATAAAGCAGCGGCAGACCTCAGGGCTGCGGCGGTCGCAAAAGAACGGGCTTTAGATGAAATAAGGCTCGCAGAAATGATGCGGCTTACTGCTATCAGCGAAAATAACGCAGCAGCAGCTGAGCAGCGCTTGTCCGTTGCCAGGGTGGCGGCTGCCGGTGCAGTTGATAATTACAACCGTGCATTAGCGGCAAACAGGGCTGCTCAATTGGCTCTTTCATCTGGCGCGAGCCTGGCTACCAGAGCTCTTGGGTTAATTGGTGGTCCTGCTGGTGCGGCAATGCTTGCTGCAAGCGCAATTCTTTACTTTTCACAGCGCGCTAAAGAGGCCAGAAATGACGCCAATACCCTTGCAGATAGCGTTAACGAACTAAGTTCAAAATTCCAGACGATGTCGCATACAGAACTGGCGGCAACGATAGGGAAGTTAAGCCAAAACCTACCTGAATTAAGTGATGCGGTAGCTGACGCACAAAAGGAATTCAATGATGCGACATCTGCGGTCCAGCGCCAGCAGAGAGAAATTGCAAACTGGGGTACCAATACAACGAGGGGGCGGCAGGCTGCCGAGGCGCTCGGGGGCGCTCAGGATAACCTGGCCATAGCTACCCTTGAGTTGGAGAAGGCCCAGAACAGGCTAAGCCAGACCCAAAACGCTATTAACATTGGCCGGGCTACGCTAAACGGAACAATGAAGCAAGGTATAGATTTGCTTCGTAGGGATGGGCAGGAAGCGGGAATTGCTGCCGGCATGATGAGCAAGTTGGGAGATATGATAAATTTTGCCGCCAAGGCAAAAGACAAATTCAATTCCAGCAGCCTCTTGGTTGAGCGCCCGAAAGATGTTCAGGAGTATCTGGATAAGCTACAGGATCAGGTAACACTTCAGAGCGAGCTTAATGACAGGAAGCGAGCGCAATTAAGGGCTGAGCAGGACATTAGGAAACTCGGTGGATCAGAGGCGGATGTTAACCTTGCCCGTGACAGGGCCGCCGCCGAATTTGATGCTCAACAGGCGCAGCAAAACAACAAAAAGGCCACGAAGGAAGCAGCATCAGAAGCAAAAAAACTGGAAAATCAGCAGGAATCTGTTGCTCAGAAGCTTGCAAATCTTAAACAACAATCTGATTTAGCGGCAGATTCGACGAGGGATTTAAGTAGAGAGCAGGCCATATTGACAGCCCAGCAATCTCTCGGAAAAGGGGCTACTCAGGAGCAACTCGTGCTCGCTGGCCAGTATGCGGCTAAAAAGTGGGATACTGCTAATGCCATCAGGGCTCAGGCAGCGGCTGAAAAACTGCTACCTGAAGCCAGAGAAAATGCATCTTACACGCAGGATGTAAAGGACCTACAGACTGCACTGGCCGCAAAAAAATTAACCCAGCAGCAGTACGATCAAACCAGTGAACAACTGGAGGCTCAGCACCAGGCTAATCTCGCGAAAATCCGCTCTCAGCAGGCTGTAACACCGCAGCAGCAGGCCGCTGGAGATGTGGATCCGGTTCAGAACCTGGCTAACCAGCATGCTCAGCAGCTTGCTTTAATCCAGCAATATGAGCAGCAAGGCGTCGTTGCCCACGCCCAGGCCCTGGCTTTGAAAAATGCTGCGGATATGCAGTATGAAAAGGCCAGGACGGATGCGCAATGGGCTCTGTTCACTCAGCAGAGCGTGGGCTATGAGGCGCTGGGCGCCGCCGTCGACGCATTTGGCAATCAGGCATCCAATGCGTTAACGGGCGTGATAACGGGCAGTATGTCTGCAAATGATGCCCTTAGCTCAATCGGAAGTACCATTCTGAATGATGTTATCAACACGTTCGTCCAGATGGGATTACAGCAGGCCAAATCTGCGATTATGGGGGCAAGCGTGCAGCAAGCCACCATCGCAGCCACTACGGCCACGCAGGTTGGCGCTATTGCCACCACCACAGCCGCGAGCACAGCCTCCGCCGGCACAACAATGGCGGCTTGGCTTCCCGCTGCTTTGGTTGCGTCTGTGGGCTCGTTTGGTGCTGCGGCAATCATTGGTGGTGCTGCGCTGGTTGGTGCGTTCGCGTTGTCTAAGACGCTTGCTGGCGGCAGGAAAAATGGCGGGCCGGTATCGGCTGGCTCAATGTACGAGACAGGCGAGGGAGGGCTACCTGAAATATATCGAGCCAGTGATGGTAGGCAGTACATGATTCCCGGGAACGATGGCACTGTCATCAGCAACAAAGATTTGCAGGGCAGCGGCAGCGGTTCGCTGCAGGTTGTGAACAATGTTTACAACTATGCCAGCGGGGTAAGCGTTGACACTCGCAGCACTCAGAACGGTAGCGAGTTGCTGATTGAGACGTTTGTTACTGACCTGCAGAATGGTGGGCCCATGTCCGGACAGATGGAATCGACCTACGGCCTCCGCCGGCAGGCATCAGGCGACTACTAAACCAACCCGCTCCGGCGGGTTTTTTAATGGAGTAGACAAATGGAAGATAAAAAATTGCTGGCATCCATATCGGTCGACACCAGCGAGGCTCAATCGCAACTTGATAGCCTAATCTCCTTACTTGAGCTTAAATTTGGTTCCCTTCAACCTGTCTCTGAGCGTATCAACCAGGAACTCTTTGCTGTAGCGAAAGACATCGTTTTTGCTGATAGCCCTTCCGCAGGAAGCACAGGACTCGACATTGTCTATGGTGTGCGGTTCGGCGCTAAATATGAATTGCTCACTGCCGCAATCAGGGCAGGAGAGTTTGACTCTGAATTTCTCTGACATATACCCATCCTTTCTCTGTGTGAAAAACACACAGTAACAGTGGTACACATTTAGCAACATCCTGATATTCGATCAGTGCCGCAGCCGCGGCCTTTTTTATGCCCGGAGGAAACGTGGCAACAGTTTCATACCCGGATATGCTGCCGCTTCCTCAGCGTGCAGACCAGAACATGACGCAGGATACTGCGTGGCAGACAACGCAGCCGGCGGTCGGTCCCGCTATCTTCACGCCGCTAACCACCGACCTTAAATCGACCTGGTCTCTGCAGTGGAAATTCACGCTGCAGCAGGCCGAGCGGTTTAAATCGTGGCTCCGCTCACCGACATACTGCGACCGTGGCCGTAACTGGTTCCAGATGCGGATTGACCTCGGCGATACGCAGGGCGTGCAGCTGCAGACCCTGCATTTCATCAGTATGCCAGTGCAGACCAGCAAAAACGGAAACATTGTCACCTGGACTGCCAGCGTCATCTGTAATGGTATCGAGGACATCACTGAGGACTACGACGACTGGATTGTCGAGGCGCCAGAGAACTACGGCTACTGGCTGGATTATCTGGTGACATCCGTTATGCCGAGGGCTGACTAATGCCGACATTGAGAGAATGGAAAGAGCGCCGGCCGGCGAGCGACATCAAGCAGACCATCGAGTTTTATCACCCGGCGTTCGGCTATTACCGAGTGGTCAATAAGCTGTTTCGTGAAGCGACGTTCGGCGGGAACGTTTACCAGCCGGCGGCCTTCAGCATCATCGAGCCGAAACAGGATGGCTCGGCAATTATCTCGATGGCGATCACCTTTGACCAGGGTGCGGAAGAGGTCAGGAGCACGCTTAAGAGCTGGAAAGGGGCGGGGCGCATGACCCCCATAACCTGCAAATACCAGCAATGGAATGCGATCGGCGATTCGGAGGCGCTTAAGACCTGGTCGCTGTTTGTGAAGGACGTCGGCGCCGACGGCAGCAACGTCACCGTGAACTCTGGCAAGACCAACCCGCTTACGCTGGCCAACCCCATCATTTACACCACGAAAGACTATCCCGGACTGATTAACGTATGAACCAGAGCGACTTTATCGGGCTTGTTAACGGCAAGCCATGGGCTAACCGTGCCTGCACCTTTGATGAGGTGGATTGCTGGGGCCTGGTGGTGCTGTATTACCGGCACGTTCTCGGCCTTGAGCTTCATCACGTCGCCGGGTACGAATCAGGCGCGAACTTCATAACCTGCTATGAGGAAGAAGCAAACCACTGGCGCAAGGTACCCGCTCCGGTTTCTGGTTGCCTGGCGGTGTTCTACTACGGCAATGAGCCAGCGCACGTCGGCGTAATGATTAATCCGGGGAAATGCCTGCACTCCCGCGGCGAGTTCGGTTTTGTCCGCACGGACAGCGCGGTCATCCTTCAGAAAATCTATAACAAAGTGGAGTATCTGGTGCATGGTTCGATATGAGCTTCAGCGCCTTCCTGGCGCACCTAAGCAGCGCGGGACCACTGAAGCCGGTACGACTCTCATAACGCTTCTCGACTCGCTGAGGCTGCATAATGACGTCGTGGTTAAGCTCAATGGTCGCAAGCTGGCGGATGACTTCGATCTGGGCTATCGGCTGCGCGCTGGCGACGTCATTGCGATATTTGACCAGCCACAGGGCGGCGGCCTGATTAAGACGCTACTTAACCCTATTGAGCACCTGAATCCGATCCGGTTCACCAAGAAGGTGCTGGCGGGAATCACAGGGCAACAGACTGCATCATCACCCTCGATTTCAACCGGTGAGTCTCCGAATAACGACGCAACAGGGCAAACTAACCGGGCGCGGCTCTACAAGGGGCGTCCGAATATTTACGGTCAGTGCCGCGTCTTTCCGGACCTGATTCAGCAGGCGCTGTTTGAGTTTATCGACAACAACAAATACATCACTGAGTGGTTTGAAGTCGGGTACGGGAAATACACCATCTCATCGGTGCGTTACTCAGAATCGAATCTCGGCAGCCTGGCCGGTGCCAGCTACCAGATATTTGACCCGGGCGTGACGATCGGGAGTATCGATGTCGGGTACCAGTTTGATGATGTTGATAACGAAGAAGTCCCCGGCCTGAACGAGAGCGAGGACTTCCCGGCACAGACGGCGACGACTACGGCGCCAACGGGGATTGCGATTGAGAGCAATCAGCTCAAAGCGACCGTATTGTCTAATGACGATAATTTCTCCTATTTCGCCGCGCTTTCAGTGCCTCACCCGGTGACTTTTGTTATCAATGCGACCAGGAACGCCGGCGGCAGCCCGGTAACCCGTAATGTGACCGGCAGCGGGAATATCGTTTATTCGGAAAGCTTCATCGGTACGGACACCCTTTCGTACACCACGTTCTATCTCGGCGATATGACCGGGGAAATCACCACGCTGCCGGCGGACGCAACCATCAACCTGACGCTGTTCACTCTGAACGACCAGACACCGCTGGTGATTGGCCCGTCGGTTTCACCATTGGTGTCTTCTCAGGTATGGGTGCACGTAATGGTCCAGCTCGGCGCAACGGCCGGAACGTCACGCTATCGGATCCGTTTCTGGAAGGTTGACGATAGCAACAACCAGATACCGGGCACTTCCGAGCAGTACGATTATTTCTTCGATAACGACTTTCAGGTGACAACCCGGTATTTCCGCACATCACACAAATATACCCCGGCTGCCGGCGCCGGTCGGTACGCTGTGACGATTGAGCGCCTGGATAACAGCAACGACGGTAATGTCGTGACGCTGATGGCGATTCATGCGGTCAACACGCGTACCGGCGTAGTTTACCCGGATGACACGATCGCCAAAGTCACCATAAAGGGTCCGAATAACAGCAACAGCAACCGCGAGCAGAAATACAATATGCTCGCCCAGCGCCATACCATCAGTTATGACCGCGCAACCGGTCAGATTGACTATACGCTGCGGCCGAGCCGTTCGTTTGCTGATGCAGCTCTGCACGAGTGGATAGTCATCGGTAAGCAGGACATTTCGAGCATCGATGTCGCGACTCTGTACGCCATTGCTGACTCGATAACCGTTCCGGAACTGAGTTACTTCGATTACACCTTCTCGGATGAAAAGCTTTCCCTTGGCGAGCGAATCAAAACCATCTGCAATGTGGCCCGCGTAGACGGGAACAATATCGGCGATGTTCTGACGTTCTGGCGTGATGAAAAAGTGGCGAACCCGGATGCGGTTTTTGCGCGCTCAAACATGTTCTGGGATGAATATAAAGTTTCCTGGCAGATGTCGCTGCCCGGCGGCTATGACGGCGTCACGTTAGATTATGTCGACCCGCTCACCAATAAAAAGTCGTACATCTATCTGCAGATTGACCAGAGCGGCATTGTTGAGGTCGAGGACGCGACCATCAACGCGCTGCAGATCAGCCTTGATGGCTGTCGTAATAAAACGCAGGCGGAGGACCGGGCGTGGCTGGAAGCGCGCCGCATTCTGCTCTCGCGCGTCGGTATGACGGTTAAAGTTCTGGAATCGACGCAGGTTATCCGCGGCGCAGTGGTGCAATGCCCGGATATGTACGACAACAAGCAGCAGAACGGCTATATCACCGCCCGCAGCGGGGATGTGTTTTCGACGTCAGAACGTATCGACTTCTCTCTCGGCGATATGTGGGTGGTGATGACGGATAGCCTCGGTAATTATCGCGGGCGCTGGCGAGCATACCCCGTAGCCGGAAGGCCTAAAGCGTTTCAGGCTGCAGCTGACGCATTCGACCTGAACATTTACGACCGCACGATGGTGCAGAACGCAAGCCGGTATTTCATCGCCACCGATACAGAACTCAACGCCACCATCTGGCGTGTCGAAACAGCCAAACCAAATGGCGACGACACCCAGACATTAACCCTCTCTGAATATTCAGACTCGATTTATCCGTAACGCACAGCAGTAATATCCAACCTTCGCGCACACCAGCAGATTAATTTCTGAGGGTTTCGTGCGCCATTTATAGGGCGACAAGCACAATGGCAGAAGTTCCACTCCCGACACCTACGCAGGCTCCTGTCCCGAGCACCGATATCCGTAACGCGGTATTTGCTGGCGCTAAGCTTGACGAAGAGGTTACTGGCTCTGGTGAATTCTATACGGATCGCCTTGGCATTAAACGCCTGACCAATACGGGGCGAAATAACCAGTTCAATGCTGCGCAGCAAGAAAGGGCCGACCAGTTCCAGCAGTTCCTCCTTTCGTCCGGTTACGTGTTCCTCGGTGACTATGAAGACGGTCCGTTTCAGTTCAGCGCCCGTAACCAGTACATCCGGTATAACGACCAATATTACCGCCTGAATGCCACCACGGATGTCGGATTTACGACGACCGGTACCGACGCGATCAGTTTTGCGAATGATGTGGCTCACTTCGTTCTGATGGATGGCGATACGCTTCGCCAAAACCTGGGTTCAGGCGACGGCCAAAAACTGATAGGAGAATACTCCAGCATCAGTGAGCTGAGAGCGACCACGCTGGACCATCACGGGCAGAAAGTAAAAGTAAAATTCTGGGACATAGAGCTGGGCACGGCGCTTGTTAACGTATTTTATGTTTACGATGCCAATGACCATATCTCTGTCGATGATGGTTACAGGACAATTGTCAATGCAGCGGGCCAGCGCTTTAAAGCATTGCTCAACGATACCCTTGATTTACGTATCGTAGGGTTGCGTTCGTACGGCGATAACCTGGGCACTGCCTTTAATCGCGCTCTGAATGCGGAGCTGGCACGTGTATTTGCCGCCGACTCCGCAATGAAGATGGCGACAATTAAACTCCCGGCGCTGACCTCGTTTGATGACCCCAACGTTTCAACATATAACGCTATTCTGAATGCCTCCATCGTGATGCCGTCATATACGCCCGTTGAGTGTGACGGGAATTATTTCTGCAAATTTAACCCGATTAACGATGTCGCCATTCGCATTACGAACACCATCGAAGGGGTGAAGCCGTCCCAGACCGTATGGCGAAACATGCAAGGCGTGAAAATGTTCGCCAATAAATCGGGGCAATTTCAATTAGTCGGGCCGGGCGCTACGGTCAGCCAGTCGGCCGGTATTCGGGTCGGTAATGACCGCGCTGGTGATGATGTACTCGATCTGCGGGACTTATGCCTGGAAGATGTCCAGATCCGTGCATTCCGGTATGGTCTGGATTGTATCTGGAATGACACCTATCTCCTGACCTACCGGAACCTGAAGTTAACCGGAAACTATTTCAACCTGTCATCCCTGCTGGCGGCAAAGCAGAATGCGGGGGAAAACATCCGAGTGGAAAACTGTCTTCTGGCGGATTCTGTTTCACATCAGGTTTACTGGAACTCCCCTGGCATTAACGTCACGATTGATAAGGTCAGTATTGACTACGCTGGCGGGAGTGCATTCTATTTTGACAACGGGGCGCGCGGGTGCGACTTTCATACGCACGGTGGGCATATCGAAGGCTGGGACGGTATGCTGGTATTTCAGGTGGCTCAGCTGGTTGCCTGGTACAATCAGGCTAACGCCATCACCTTCAGCAACACCCCGATTAAAGCCGCCGGTACCTCACCGGGCGTCTGGGCACCACGCCGTAAAATTCTGCATTCCGGCCAGGTACTCCCCGGTCTTGGAACGCGGGTCACGTTCGAGAATAGCCCGGTATACTGGCCCGCCCCAGCTTCTGAGCCGCATGTAGCGCTGATGGGTTATACCGACCCGACGCCAGAGAATATGAAGGCGATATACCACTGCCCGAACTCGCCTTACCCGGATTGCCTGGTGAACTACCGCCAGTCAATGAACAAGGGACTTTACCGATTCGGCGGCACAGAGGGTGTTTCCGTTAAGGACCTGACAGACCCGTTAACCGGATTTACCTTCTCAACCAATGGCAACCCGTCAATTGTCTATGGCGGTGAAGACGCGGACGGTCTGCGACATATCATCATTAATTTCGATGCAACAACAACATGGGTTGAGTTGCGGAATAAAGGTCTTTACTACGCACTTGAGCGAGAAGCTGAAATTAATACGGCGATTTCCGTCATGATGGAAAATATCACTGAGGGAGACCTGACGCTGAATACGCGGTTCCATTATTACTACGGCGCAGCAAAAGCCTATGACGGTTACGAAGACGGAAGAACTAAAAGCCTGACTGCACTGCTGTCGGCAACGTATAACGGCATTAACACCCCCCTGACGACATCAAAATATGTTGGTGAGCAATCCGCCATGTCATATGTCCGTCAGGACAGCGCCCACCCGACGCAGGCGGAATACGTTCAGGCAGCAATTGTCCTGCGGGGTGCGAAAGGTCAGGCGCGTATCAAGCTCCCTGCAATCTGGACAACCAAAGGCAGAGGCGCCGCCTTTGCTTTCAGCTAAATGAGGTAAATGATGGTTACTGCAAAATTTATGTGTTCGTACCTGTACCAGGCTTCTGATAATTCGCGGCTTGATGTGTATCTCGATCCCGTTCTTGAGGACGGGAATCCAACGGGAAACGTGTCATTAACCCTGACAAATCCTGATGCTTATTCTGCATTCGAGCAGGGTAAAATTTACAAGCTAAGCTTTGAGGAAGTTTCTGCATAACAAATTCCCGCCAGTAATGGCGGGATAACTTTAGGATTCAGTTGCACCGCTGAACTCGTCCAGTGTTTTCAGCCAGGTGTAGGCCTGAGTTACCGGGTCTACTCCGGTGATATCGTACGGGCAGTTATAGGTTGTTTGCCTGAAGAACTCTGAAGAACCCGGGGCTGACCAGTTGGCTGTTATAGACAACACCGCATGTCCGTCAGCAATATAAATATCACCGATGGTGACTTTCGCGCTCTCAACAGAAATACCTTTAAAGGTTGTATCAACAATTAAAGACATTAGTCCCCCTTAACCTTGTGTGAGTGTGTATGTTGTGACTGTTCCGGCGGCGTTTTTGAACTGTATTTTGAGGACGCCGCCGGATTCGTAAAACATTGCAGTACCGTTATCCAGATAGGCGGCGTTGCTCTGCGAAGGAACTCCCATAATAGCCATCCCGCCATTCTCTCCACTCACTCTGAGCCCTTTAGTGAAAACCCCATTAAAAACTGGTAGCAGGGCGGCATTTCCACGCTCACTTCCTGATGTGCCGTACGTCAGTTCAAACAAAAGACGCCCGATGGCATTTGCCAGAAATGCCCCTCGCGGATGCCCGTCAATCCATACCTGCGTTTCCGTTGATGAATACGAGCCAAGTGACATACTCGACATCTCACTGAATGATGGCAGGCTCGGCAATGTGCACCAGTCTTTATCAATGTCAGTAGCCATTGATGATGGCGCATACAAGCCATACCCGCCGGTAATGACCGTATCATCCACGATAATGGTGATTTTGCTGACCTTGTTATTTTTGCCAGGCACTTTGATCTGGGCGACCGGGTCAGATACGGTACCGTTCTTCCGGTTATTGTTTTTCGAGAACACATCATCAATGATGTTATATTCGCCAATAAAGTTGGTCCCCGAGCTGTAACAATCCTCTATGTGAAGGTTCCTGTAGGTACTGCCCTGACCGTCTCCCCATGCTCCTGTCCCGTGACAACCGATAGCCGTCAGATTGGTAACTTCATGTTTAAGCGGAAGCAGATTCCAGGCAAATTGCGCCAGCGTGTAATCATCCACGCGCTGTGCGGCTTCACCATAATCTGACGCGAGGTCAAAGCCATCGTAATAACACTGCTCTGCGGTGAGGTTATCCCACTTCACACCATAGCAACGAGCTGAGCGGCCATTGACTTCATTCTGATACGTTTTAAATCCGGACTCACCACAGCGGTAGGCACTAGTACCATAAATACGATTAGACTTTCCTTTATGGCGCATATACACCACTCCGGATGTTGAACCGTACCTGACTTCACCATCGATAACTTTATTTCCCTTACCCCATGCGGTTGTCCCGGTGTTATTGAAAAGAATGGTGCCGTACTGGTGCTTACCGCCCATAACCGATGGCTCTGATACAGTACAGAAATTACAATCCATGAAGGTGATCGCAATATATCTCCCCCTTGGATTCAGCACACTGACACCCCGTGAGGTATGAATGATGGGACCGCCGCAAATCTGTTGATTCTTTACTGTGTCAGACAATAAAGGCCAGACATCTTTATCGCTGGCGGTTGGTTGATATCCTGCTTCTTCATTCGTCTGAACGACTGAATTGGCAATGGTTTCTGCGTTATCTATCCAGTTTCCGTCCGTATCCCAGCGATTAATAACCCAGGGGGCTGTGATGTTCTGAAACCACATATCTTTGAGAATGGATTTAGGGCCGAGATTATGCAGGTTAAATAACTGCGTATCGCTGTTAATCGGCGCTTCCCAGCGCAAATGAATATTTGAGAACTGCGCATCGAAATTAACAGCAACAGTTAAATTCACCACGGTATCAACAATGCACTCACGGCCAGACGCTGCGGCGTATGCCAGAAAATTCAGTAGCCCTGTTGCCGTGGAGCCGTAAAACGATAGCTTCTCCCGCTCCAGATATTTGATGTGCTCCCGGACTGTTTTGCCGTCAGAGTGTGTAACAATATCATCGCCCAT